CTAGAAGGCAATACCAATGCCAGATCACAGGCCGCCGCCATACTCAATATGGCCAAATGGGAAGCGGCTAGAGCTTGGTGCAAGAACCAAGGCCTGACATTTAGAGTAATAACGGAAGATCAAATCTTTAACCAAGGCAACAAGAGATAAATATCTTTATCAACGCAGTCCCTTGAGCGGACACAATCACACAAAGAGGAAATCATGAAAAAGCTACTAGCCGTTATAGCTATGGCCTTGTCTTTTGCGGCAACGGCCCGAGAAATAGTCACCATTTATTATGCATTTAGCCCTGCTGACAGTATTGCCAATTATGGCCGTACCTTGGTGGAAGAAGCAAACAAAATCCAAGACCGATATACATTTTTGTTTGATACCAAACCCGGTGCAGGAAATGCCATTGCGGCCAACTTTGTAAAAGCCAACCCCAACACCATTTTGTTTACAAGCAGTGCTTTTTGGATCAGGCCGCAGTTCTACCCCAACGAAAGTTATGATGTACGAGACTTCCGTGAGTTCATGCCATTTTGTACCAGTCCGGTGGCCATCAGTTCAGTCAAATACAAGTCATGGGATGAAATACCAAAAAATCAACCATTGAACATTGGTGTCAGCGGTCTGGGCGTTACAACACATTTGATCAGTTTACAAATTGTTGATAAGTATCCCAATGCACAACCTGTACCTTTCAAAAGCACTTCAGAAGCCTTCATGGGCTTGGTCAGCGGCAACTTAGACATCAGTCTTGGATTTTTAACTGATCACCATGCCTGGGCCAGCGATCCAGCCGCAAAAGTGAAAACTCATGTGTTGGGTATTACCGGTGCCAAGTCAATGTTGGGATATAAACCTGTTGCAGATCAAGGGTTCAATCCCATTACCAAATCATTGAACATTCCACATCACATGGTTGTGCCGGTCACCACACCGGATGCCAAGTTCCGGGAGTGGAGAGAAATATTGACACGAGCAGTAAAACATCAGTCTGTGCTGGACAGTTACAAAGCAGACATGTGCGAGCCCTTGGTATTAAAAGATAGCGAACTGGATAGTTGGTACAACGAGCAACATCAGAAGTGGAAACGGCTAACCACAGGCGTTAAACTCAACTAGTAAAAGGACCGCAAGGTCCTTTTTTAATGTTAAATACTGTATGCCCTATCCAGATCGACAAGAGATACTCAAAAAGATATACACACGCAAGCGGGACAGTATATTGCACGGTGATTTAGCAATCAAACAGCTGGAGTTTATCGAGCGACAAAAACACAAAACAGCATATCTCACCCTGAGTCGTGTGGCCAATCCCGACACAGCAGTGATCTACACCTATGGTGGGTGTACACCACATCATTTTTACTTTGATACCGACGGGCAGATACGAGATCAAACTGACCTGTACTATCAATTTACTTGGGATTGGATGAATCATTGGTTGGATCAAAATGTTGCTGTAATCATATTTGATGTGCCAGATTATTTCAAAGCCTACACACACCCCTGGGTCAGTAGCTTTTACAGAACCTGCAATGACAGATTACAAGAAAGTTTTCAACTAATAGATCTGATTGAAAAGAAGTTTCCGTTGGCCACTATCAATTGGTTTGGCATAAGTTACGGCGCACAGGATGCAGCCAATATCAGTCTACATCAGTCAAAATTGCACAAGATAGTATCAGCATCGGCCACTTGGCACGTGCTCAAGGACATTGATTATTATCATCAAGGCGCACGATTAGACTGGTACGATGTTACCAAATCAACTTGCCCGGTTCTCATCATCATGCACGAAAAAGAAGTGTTTGACAAAGCACGAGAAGAAATGCTCAAAACAGAATCTATCTTGGTAACCAACCAGGTCAGTGCTGAAGCAGGGCATTTCTTCTCTCAGAGAGAAGTGGAAGCCATTACTGCCATGTGCGACTGGTACAGGGACCGCCCCACCCCAAAGATTATCAAATAAATACCGTATGACCAAAAAACTTGAAGAAACTTTTAACCTAGCCCCTTCCACAGATGAAACACCGGCCGACGACATTAGAGCAGTCATTGAACAAAACAGAGACATGATCACCGATGTTGATGCGGCCATAGACAAAATTGATGCGGCTCTGCCCTATGTTAGGGACTTGGATACTGCCGACTCGGAACTGGATGAACTGGCATTGTTGGCCAAAAGCAAAGCAGAAGATCTAATAGATCTGGGCATGAATGTTGACCCGCGCTTTGCCGGAGTTATACTGCAAACCGCCGGTACATTACTGGGACACAGCATCACTGCCAAAACTGCCAAAATGGACAAAAAGCTCAAGATGATACAGTTACAGTTGAACAAAGCCAAACTGGACCATCAGATAGCCAAGGACAACAACCGAGATGAAGACGAGCCCGTGGACGGACGGGGCATAGTACTGGATCGCAATGCACTACTGGACCAAATACTAGGCAAGGGCAAATCTGAAAAGACCTAAACGGACATAAATATAAAATAATAGGATTATTTCACTATGAAAAATTTTTCAGCATATTTTCACGAAACTGACAAAATATACGAGTTTCGTATCAAAATGGCTCATGTAGAACCCAAGGGCGAAGTGCTAGAACGCATCAAGAATGCATTGAACTGTTTCCAAGTTGAAACTATCAGTGCTGTAAAAAGATTACCAATTACCGAACACTGGGAATTTGTCAAAGAAGGTGCTTGCGAATGCTACACCATTGATGTGGGTGTTCGTTACCCAACCATTGCAGGACAAATTCGTCAATTGATTGGCGAGCGTGCCGGTATCAATGCGGCCTGGGTAAATGTTAAAACCATGCAAGAAGCCATGAATGATGACATGGTATGGGGTTTACACGATGCCAACGAAACAGAAAGCCCGTTGCTGACCAAAGAAGACCTAGGCGGTGCCAGCGCACAAGAAGAAGTTGGAACCAAAAGATTGACCAACTTGATCAAAGAACTGAGTGCCAACACAAGAAAATACGAAGTGCAAGGCACAGACACTGCCATTGGCGGACAACCAGATCCCTCATATGGCAAAACCACAAACGAAATTCCAGCGGCTACTCAAAGCCCAATTGGATCACTAAAAAACAAATTACAAGGGCCAAGAGGAGCATAATATGAGTGATAAAAAAATGTATGATATTTTGGGCAAGTTCAACAACTTGACTCCACAGGAAAAAACAACAGTGGTAACTGCTCCTGCTCCTTTATACGAAAGCGTAGAAGCTCGTGGTAGCATTGTGGCCGGTGTCAAAGATGTTGAACAGAAACTGCGCGAGCAATTTGCATCAATGAAAGAAGACATGAGTCGTGCAGCCAAAGGTCACGAAAAGTATGGCAAAGCAGGCATGGAGGCATTGGCCAAGGCTGGTAAAGCCGGTGCCAGTGAAAAAGAATTAGATGCCATTCGTGACAAGTATGATCGTTACGACAAAGAAGACATGGCAGAAGCAATGCCTGCGACAGATGCTAAAGTAGATAAACTGATCACTTCTGAGGCTGCTCGTAAAATACTTGATGCCCTTGGAGCGTTTTGCGGTCCAGAAAATTTTGAGTATAAATGGAATCAAGATGACACTGTCACCATCAGCAAACGAAAAGATAAGCAGTGGGCAGATGATGTGTATCGAAAAATGGGTAGGAGTCTCAACGACCCTGATCTACTAAGACCTGGTGCGTGTACAAGTGCAAACATGCACAAAGCCATTGACCAATATTTTGACATGTTCAGAAGCAAAGGTTGGATATTTACCCAACCAGTGGCCGGACAGTTTACCATCGGTGCTACAAAATCACAAGAACCAGTGGAGGAAGAACGCGAAACACTAAAGACCAAGTCCGGCACCATCTACAAAGGTGGCACCTACGGTACAGAATATCAAGGCGATGCTGATGATGAGACAGCACCCAAGCGTGGTCGTCCTGCCGCGGGCACAGCTCGGAAAGAAAAAGTAGAACGAGTAAAAGGCCCCAAAGGTCGTCCTAAGAAAGATCCAGCACCTACATATAGTAAGAGCAATGATCCATTTGGTCGTGTTCCAGACAAGGCACCCAAGGGAGCCAAAGGCACAGTGATCAAAGGCAAGGCAACACAAGACACTAACGAAGCCACAAAGAATCCCTATGCAATCGGCATGGCACAGGCCAAGAAAGAAGTTGGTCTAGGCAAAGCAAAAACACATGTGAGCAAGAGTGTTGAAAAGCGAGCACACCACATCGGTAAAACTATAAAAGCCAATGAAAGTTTAAACACACGCCTGGCCAAGTTGTTGATTGAAGGTGTCAACTTCACCGAAATGATCAAGAAGAAAGACATCACACTACAAGAGATGTTGGCTGAATTGCAAAACGACATTCATACATTCAAAGAAACAGGTCATTGTAGTGAACTCTTGCGTGATTGCATGGAAGTACACAGTTTCAACAAGCAACAACTAAATGATGCAACAGAAAAACCAATGGACAATGATAACTTTCCTACACCATTGGCACCTGCACAGCCCAGCATGATGGATCGCGTCAAACGCATGGGCGGACATGTATTGAACAAGTTGGGACACGGCAGCGATGAAGATATGAAAGCAGACCTGCGCCGTAAGATGGGTATGCAAGAAGCCGCAGAACTAAACGAACTGGCTCGTTTGGCAGGCCTAACAGTTAAAGAAGGCAACGATGGCAACTTAGCCAACAATGCCAAGCCATACGATGCAGTAACACAAGGTGATGTGATTGCTGGTCGCTTGGGCAAAGATGCCATGGGCGGCAAGCACGAAGTTGACGAATCCGATGATGACAACGATGGCAACATGTACATGGCTGATGTCTTAAGAGGCATTGCCCAAAAGTTTGCACAAAAGGCACACCAAGGTGATGATGGTCAGTTCTGGGCTGATCAAGCCGGCATTGTAATGAAAGCATCGCGCACCATTGACCAGCAAGGCATGGAAGCCGGTATGCAGGTGTTGAACACTTGCGACTGCTGGGACGCACTGGGCGACGAATTAGAATTGCATGATATTGATGTACAAGACCTGGTGGACCAGTACGATCTAAATCAACATGCCGCTGGCGATTATCGTAACTTTGGTTCTGACTATGACGGAGCTAACGAAGATCCACACGGGTATGATGACGAAATGGACGAAGGTGTTGGTCAGTTCTATGTGTATCACAAGACAAAAGGTGATAGAGCAGGTGGTGCTGATTATGATTTGCTGAAAACATTCCCTGATAAAGACAGTGCCATGTCCTTTGCTCAAAAATACAACAACAAGATATCTGCTGACAAGAAAAACTTTCACTCGGCTGTGGTTAGAACCAAATCTGTGAATGACGACATGGAAGAAGGCGCTGGAGTCATGCATTTCAAAGCACAACAGGCCAAAGCCGATGGCAAAGACAGTTTCAAGCTGGGTGATGAAGAATTTCCTGTGCAAGAAGGTGAAACATGCCACACATGCCATCAAAATCCATGTGATTGTAACGAAATGGAAGAAGGCGCCGGAGTCATGCACTTCAAGGCCGAAAAAGCCAAAGAAGCCGGCAAAGATCATTTCAACATGGGTGGTGAAGAATTCCCTGTGCAAGAAGGCGAAACATGCCCAACTTGCCACAGTGAGCCATGCTGTTGCGAAGACATGGAAGAAGCCGACCGAGAGTTGGCCAAACTCAAAGAAAACTGCGGCATTGTGAGCCCAATTGGTAGCATGGCACAAGACATGCAACAGCAACAAGGCAAGATGAGTATCAACACAAGCCAAAGCACAGACGGTACCAAGAATATCAATATCAGTGCTGATGGCGAAGCCGCTGACCAATTGATGCAAATCTTAAAGATGGCAGGCATGGCCGGTGGGCAACAGGCTGAAGTAGTTGTCACAGCACAACCAATGGAAGCCAAAGAGTATGGCAATACTGATGTTGAAGAGCCAGAAGAAGTGTTGAATACACCTCGTCCGCGTGTCAAAGGCATGCACAGCGCAGAAACTGTAGGGTTTGCCAATACCAGCGATGATCTGCACAAGCAAAAAGGACAACATCCTAAGACTGCTGCCAAAGGTGACAATCCCCTGGCCACACATCGTCATCATGAAGAAACTTTAGAAAGTGCCAATCCGTTGGAATCACTGGGTGCAAGACTAATGGCTGAATACCAGGGCATCAAGATCTCCAAATGAAAATAAACGAGATCATTACTGAGGATTTGGATGGAGTGCATGGCAAAGAGGCCATGCATCATCACCATGCCGCAGTCATTCCCGGTGCTGAGATATGGCCCGAGTTAGATAACAGCAGTGGTTACAAGGCCTATCGCTTTAGTCTGGGGCTGGGTGGCATGCCCGACCATCCAACTGACACCAAAGGCCCCACAGGTCTCAAAATGGTCACTATTGCCTACACACCAGCAGAAGCTGAGATGTTAGATGCGGCAGCCAAACATTTCAAAACCAAAGGGTATGAACTCAGCGGCAAGGGCAGTTCGGAGCCCGATGATACACACCGAGAAAGTCCGTATCACAGACCCGGTCCTATAAAGTTAAATAGAAAATGAAGTGTACAGAAATTATAGTAGAGTCGGAAGGTAAGAAACCCGAACATGCAGTACATGCCAGTGGTGGCGAATGGAAATTTCGTGACAAAGGCGGCTGGAACCCAACCTATAATTTAAATCGCGTCATGATGGCGGCTGCAATGGCCGACGGCTCAGACAAACCAGTCAAAATGGACAAGGTCAGTTGGATTGGAGTACACAACTGGTCCAGACCCTATTCCGAAGTCGAAAACAAAATGGTACAACAGGCCTTGAAAGCCACTGACAGCGAAATGCATCACATTAACACAGATCACCGTAGTAGAGAACATCCATCTACTCATAGTGTAAGTCCGCACCGCCGCCCAGGTCCAGTAAAACTAAATCGCAAATGAAACAATATCGCATAACCACACGCAGTTATGCTGAGGATCATATTCCTGACGCTGTAATGGCCTCTGATGATTTGGCCAAACTCAAACAACTGGCTGGAATCGGTGCAGGACTGTTGGAAGATTATACTGTGCCCATGCCTGCAGATGCCAAAGATCGGCCATCAATGAGTCCGGTGGGATCAAATATTTCCATTACCGGAATGGAAAAACAGCGCCTAGAAAAGCAACTACATATTGTGCCGGGCTCACCAGAGTGGTTTCGCTTGTGGTTCAGTAGACCCTACTTGACAGGTGAAAAACCTGTGGGCGATGCACCACCAGACGCTGAGCGTAATCCCAGATATCTGCTAGATAAAAATGGCCAAGCCAATCAAGAAAAAGTAGAAAAATTTTCTTCTGCAATGGATAAAAAGAATCGCGATCAATCAAGCGACTAGTTTATCAACTCCCAAGTATTTGTTCCACGATTCCTGTTTGACTGTAAAAGGCAAGCCTTTCCACTTGTTGACCAGGTTGTAGTATTCTGGACGATACGGCATGTTCTTTGGGCGCATTAGTTTGGAGCCTTTGTGATGGTTGCAACTCTTGCAACTGGTGACACAGTTATCCCATGCAGTCTTACCGCCAGCGGCTCTAGGCACCACATGATCAATGGTCAAATCTTCGTAGTCAAATATGTCTTCACAATACTGACACTCAAACAGGTCGCGTAGGTACATGTTGTAGCGACTGAACTTGACATGTTTCTTGTATTTGAAATAGTCCGTGGTCACACAAACACTGGGCACATTGATGGACAAGCGTTCTGAATGCACTATCCATGTTGGATAAGTTTCAAGTACATGAACTTTTTTAAGAAACATGAGTTTGATAGCATGTTGCCAATTGATAACGCTCAAGGGCAGTACAGAAATTGGACGATAATCTTGATTAAGCAGTAGGCAGTCACTCATAAGTAATAGATAATGGCAAAAATTGACGAACAACAACTAGTAAAGACGCCCCATAAAAAGTCGTCTTACACAGAACAGCAGATCATGGAATTTGCTCGCTGTGCAGATCCTGTGGCGGGACCACAGTATTTTATGGACAACTACTTCTACATACAACACCCCGTCAAAGGTAAGATGTTGTATCACCCTTTTGAATATCAAAAGCGTCTTATTGATACTTATCACTGTCATAGATTCAGTATAGCATTAATGCCCAGACAAACAGGCAAATCAACCAGTGCCGCAGGCTACTTGTTATGGTATGCCATGTTTGTTCCTGACTCAACAATTCTTATTGCGGCTCACAAGTATACAGGAGCACAGGAGATCATGCAACGAGTTCGGTATGCCTACGAACTGTGTCCGGATCATATTCGTGCAGGCTGTACCAGTTACAACAAAGGCAGTTTGGAATTTGAAAACGGATCGCGTATAGTTAGCCAAACAACAACAGAAACAACTGGTCGTGGTATGAGTATTACACTCTTGTACTGTGACGAGTTTGCATTCGTTCGTCCCACCATTGCCAAAGAGTTCTGGACTAGTATATCGCCCACACTAAGCACTGGTGGTAAGGCCATTATCACAAGTACTCCCAACTCAGATGAAGATCAATTTGCCTTGATATGGAAACAGGCCAACAAGTGCGTGGATGAATTTGGCAATCGGACCGAACTGGGCATAAACGGATTCAGAAGCTTTCAGGCCAGTTGGCAAGAACATCCGGATCGCGATGAGCAATGGAAGTTGGAAGAGATGGGGCGCATAGGTGAAGAGCGTTTCCGTCGTGAACACGGTTGCGAGTTCTTGATCTATGACGAAACATTGATAAATTCAACTACCTTGATTGAAATGGCCGGTATTGATCCGGTTGAACGACAAGGGCAAGTGCGTTGGTACAAAAAGCCTACCAAAGGACATCAATACTGTGTGGGCTTGGATCCTAGTCTGGGCACCGGCGGCGACTACGCGGCCTTACAAATAATCGAAATACCCACAATGATGCAGGTGGGCGAATGGCAACACAACAAGACTCCCATACAACGACAAATTGTCATAATGAAAGAAATCTGTGACTACCTGTATGAAGTCACAGGCTCTGATTCAGACATATACTACAGCGTGGAAAACAACACCATTGGTGAAGCATCGTTGATTGCCATTGCAGAAATCGGTGAAGAGAACATACACGGCACATTCTTGACAGAACCCAAGAAAGTGGGCAATGTGCGAGCCTATCGCAGAGGATTCAACACCACACACAAGAGCAAACTGACAACCTGTGCCAAATTGAAGAGCCTGATTGAAACTCGGCGTATGCACATAGCCAGTAAGAACTTGATCAGTGAACTAAAGACTTTTGTGGCCACTGGCAACACTTTCAAAGCCAAAATTGGCGAAACTGATGATTTGGTAATGAGCCTGATCCTGGTTCTACGCATGATACAAATGCTACAGAGTTTTGACGCAGAACTTGATCAACGTCTGCGCGATGGACTAGATGAGTTTATTGAACCCATGCCCTTTATTATGACCATGTGATGCAAATAACTGCCATAGACCAATACCTGTATCAAATAACTGATGTATTACCTGCCAACTTGTTGGCCAACCTAACAGCAACCGATTGGCACCATTGGCCTTATCCTACAGATGTAGTTGAAGAAGGCAATCGTAAAAGTTTAACAGTGACTGGTATACTTGAACAGGTAAATCAACACATCATCAACATAACTCCGTTTATACAACAACAGGTTGGCATAACCTTCGGCAATCCGCCACATATAGACAATACTGTTTGGTGGCTCGACTCTGAAAAATTTAACAGTGGCAAACATTCGGACATCAATGCCCCAGCAACCATGCAACTGTATTGGCATGGTGCGACCGATTTGGGTACAGTATTTCTTGAAGAAGACAAAGTCACAGTCAAAAAACATTTTGTTTTTGAACCAAATACTGGGTATTTGTCGCTGAATCAACCCACCAATCCCGGAATCAAAACAACAATAAACCTACATCACATGCCCACACCCGTGCCTGCAGGGCAGTATCGTGTGAGTAGCTATACAGTCTTTACGGATTATACGCATAAATAACAATATGAGAGAAATAGACAAAATTGCAGAAAACTTGTTTGACAAAATCCGTAGCAGATTTAGCAATGTGAATCTTGGCGACAAAAACGCCAAAGCCACACAGGACCCAGAACAAGCTAGATTTTTTAACTTTGATTTTGAAATCGACGATGAAGTGCTCGGCAATGTAACAATTAGCCTAATAGACGAAAAGTCCATGAAAGTGTATTTTGGCAGTGACATTGTGGACAGCATCAAAGAAAACAGTGAAGAAGACTCTGATGCCAAAAAACAAGCCTGGTACGACTTCTTACGGAACTTGCGTAAATTTGCCAAGCGCAACATGTTGAATTTTGATACCAGAGATGTCGCCAAAAGCAATTTACAAATTAAAGATATTAAACAACAAACCAAGGCAGATGATACCGTGAGCAAAGATGAAATTAATGTAACTGAAAGCAGACTGTACGGAACCAGGAGACACAGCTTTGCTGATGTTGGACCTTGCAAATTACGAATTGTGCATAGTGCAGACATCGATGAAGAGAAGCACGGAGCCCGTGGTCGTAAAATTGAACAAATCTTTATTGAAACACCGCACGGTGAACGATTCCTAGTACCACACCGGCATCTAGGTTGTGCCGCTGCCTTGGCCACACATATCGCACACGGCGGTGAACACAATGATGAAATTGCCGAGTGCATGAATGGCATGGTTGCCGAAATGGGCAACATGAGTCACTTTGTGCGTTCAGTCAAACGCCGTACAGACTTGGATGACGAAACAGGTGAAATGGCACATGCGGCCATCAATCGATACAACGAACTCAAGAATCAATTAAAGCGTCTAAGAAACCCAAGACACTATTTGGATTTTATGGAAAACTACATGCCTGAATCCGCAGTAGAAGAAGAATACGATGTTGACGCATTGCGTGAGCGTTTTGTTAAGAAAATGTATGACGAGCGTTTTGACGCCGCACTACCTTTTGTATATCGTGCCCATAAGCGTCAACAAGAAAGTCTAAACACTCCAATGGCAGAAGAATTTGAGTCTTGGGCCAACAGCGTGTTAGAAGGCACGTGGGCCATGCCCGAGTCAGAAGAAGAAGTGCGAAAGTTGGTTGAACTAATGGGCAAGCCACTGTTGGTTGGAGTCAATGGTGAAGATGCTACCAGTGCATTGTATAGTGTGATCGGTGATGATCAACTGTTTGACGACATACACGATATGGCTGATATCAAAGGCGAAGAGTACGATTGTAGACCCGAAGTGCTGAAATGGGTCAAACAAAACATGCCCGCAATAGTGCCACAAGTTGAAGCTGCCATGCAAAGTGACCAGCAACAGACACCAGCAGAACCGGTATTGGGCACCACACAGCCTGCTGAACAACCTGCCCCAGCCCCTGCCCCAGCCCCGGCACAACCGGTTATGCAAAGTGCTGATCCATTGGACTTCATTCGTTCATTGGCCGGACTCAAACGATAAAACCAAAATTTGGTAACGGAAATGGGCAAAGTAATTTGCCTTTTCTTTTGACTTGAGATAAATACTACTGTACAATGCAACGAGTGCATTATACATATTAAGGCACACAATTAAGGCACATTTTTAAGGAGAACTATTATGGCCATGACTTTAGCAGAAATTCGCGCAAAACTACAATCTCAAGACAACCGCAAAGGCGGTAACTCTCAAGGCGGTGACAACGCCATTTACGCACACTGGAACATTCCAGAAAATACAACAGCTCGCGTAAGATTCCTCCCCGACGCAAACGAAAAGAACTCATTTTTCTGGGTTGAACGACTGATGATCAAACTGCCATTTGCTGGCGTTAAAGGTCAGTCAGATTCCAAACCAGTTGTGGTACAAGTACCTTGCGTTGAAATGTACGGTGACGCTTGCCCAGTATTGGCCGAAGTGCGTACATGGTTTAAAGACCCCAATCTAGAAGAAATGGGTCGTAAGTACTGGAAGAAAAAATCTTACCTGTTCCAGGGCTTTGTTCGCGACAACCCAATCGGTGATGACAAGACTCCGGAGAATCCAATCCGTCGCTTTGTTATCAGCCCACAGATCTTCAACTTGATCAAGAACGCACTGATGGATCCAGAAATGGAAAACTTGCCCACAGACTATGCGGCAGGCCTGGACTTCTCAGTTAAGAAGACCAGCAAAGGTGGTTATGCTGATTACTCAACCAGCACATGGTCACGCAAAGAGTCTGCACTCACAGCAGTAGAAGCGGCCGCAATTGAGCAATACGGACTTCACAACTTAGGTGATTTCTTGCCCAAGCGTCCCACTGATGTGGAATTAAAAGTCATCAAAGAGATGTTTGAAGCATCTGTTGATGGACAGCCTTACGATCCAGATCGTTGGGCCAACTACTACAAGCCTTATGGCTTACAATCAGGTTCTGGTAGCACAGGTGATGAAGTTGCCGCTCCAGCAGTTAAGGTTGCTGTTCCAGCAGTGACCAAGGCTGAGACACCTGCATGGGAAGACGATGCCGCAGAAGCCGCAGAAGCTCCCGTGATGACTCCACCGGCAGCAAAGCCATCCAGTCAAAAAGCCGAGGACATCTTGGCCATGATTCGTAGTCGAAAACAGTAATGCAACTGACGGTAGTCTTAGGCTCCTCCACTCCGGAGGAGTCTTTTTCCATTGCACTTCGCAATAACCGGTTTGTGAGTAAATGGATCGAAGAGCTTCGTTGGTGTGTTGACCATTGTGCAATCAATCAGCAAGATGCCTTTGCCACACTGATGTCCGTGGAGGAAGCTTCGGCAGTACTGCTAGAATCTTGTTTGACCATCAATCGATATCTTAAGAATTTTATCGATATCAAAACAGATATGGCCAATCAACCGCAAGAGTACTACAACTACTTACACGGCATATTTGAGCGACTAACTGGCACATTTGAACAACCCACTAGATTGTTTGTGATTGCCAACGCAGAGTTGAGAACAGCCATTAGAAATCTAAACTTTTATGTGCATCGAGTAGAGCAACAAACTGTTCCGTTGACCAATATGTATTTGAATTTTGACAAAGATCAATATCGCAGAATTCCGTTTGAACCCAAAGACTATGAGTTCTTTGAGTTTGAATTTCCTGCAGGTACCCTGTTCTTGCACTATGCAGAACTGGGCAAAGAATATTTTGATCTGTATGAAGATGGTTTAGAATTGGATTACACCGCATCTCTTAATTCACATTACTATAGTGCAGAAGCCAGTTTGGCATCTAGGGATTTTGATGCATTTGAAGACGCTAATTTTCGTCAATGGCTTGTTGATCGAAATATCGACCCGTACAACAAGCAACTAGCACACGGAAAAATACCATTGGGTCATGTGAGCAATATACAGCAGGTCACCAACATGCTACAACAGCATCGACATATACAACGGATTGAAATACATGAGTGATGTAAATTCCATTGCATTTGCACTTGATCCTGCCAATGTACCCAGTTTCTTGCTAGACTGGGAAGTTACCAAACGATGCAATTTAGATTGTGGATATTGTGCCACAGGAGAATTCGGAGGACATGACAACACTCTCGAACACCCACCTGTGGCAGAATGTCTACGCACAATTGACTTTATGTACGAATATGTTGACCTGTACATGCGTCACAAAAAACCCAGTCAACGCAAGGTGGTATTGAATGTGTATGGCGGTGAAAGTCTGTTTCATCCCGACATTGTGGAGATACTTGAAGCCTGTAGAGATCGCTATGCCAAGTACAAAAACAATTGGTACTTGACCATAACATGTACAACCAATGGTGTAGTTGGCGCTGCCAGATGGGCGCAGATAGTGCCCTTGGTTGACATGTTTATGATGAGCTATCATGCCGAAGCCCTGCCAAAACAACAGCAACAGTACCTGGACAATGTACAGTATCTTAAACAGCACAACAAGCGAGTCAAGTGCATTGTTATGATGCACAATGATCCCGAGCTGTTCAAACAATCACAAACGGTGGTAGAGTTTTGTCACGCCAACAACATAGACCATGTGGCCAAAGCATTAGACAACAGCGAAGATCAATGGTCCTACAACAGCGCACAACAACAATCGATGAAAATACACTGGATGACCAAATCCGAGCTGACCAACCGACCGGTAATTGATCAAGGCCGTGCCTGCTGTGGCGGTAGGAAACTCAGCGTCAACGGTGATTTGAAATCTCGCAATACCTTTGTGCATCGGCAGGGTTTTCGTGATTGGTATTGCGGTGTAAATTGGTTCTTTTTATTTGTTAACCAGAGCAACGGACAGGTATATACAAACAAAGACTGCATGACCAGTACCACCAATCGAGTTGAGCCCTTGGGCACTCTAAAAGAATATCAACAGATCCTTGACACACTACGACAGCAATTAGACACTCGGTCTATGCCAGTTATTCGTTGTGTCAAAGATGTTTGTAGGTGTGGCTTCTGTGCGCCAAAAGCACAAAACTTAGAAGATTTTATGAGTTTGATAGAACGCAATGTTCCGGACAAAATGTTCTTGCAAAGCACATAAAAAAATGTTAAACTATATCAAAGGAAATTATTATGGCTAAACCATTCGATGTAAGCAAATTTAGAAAAACACTAACCAAAGCAATTGACGGAATCAGCGTTGGCTTTAACGACCCCACTGATTGGATTTCAACCAACAACTATGCGTTGAACTATCTTATTTCGGGAGACTTCACCAAGGGTATACCATTGGGCAAAGTCACTGTGTTTGCCGGTGAATCTGGTGCAGGTAAAAGTTTTATTTGTAGCGGTAACTTGATTGCCAATGCACAGAAGCAAGGCATATATCCTATTCTAATTGATACAGAAAACGCTCTGGACGAAGCATGGCTACATGCACTGGGTGTTGATACCAGCGAAGACAAATTGTTGAAACTGAACATGGCCATGATTGATGATGTGGCCAAGATGATCAGTGAGTTTGTCAAGAGCTACAAAGATATCCCCGAAGGCGAGCGGCCCAAGGTGCTGTTTGTGTTGGACAGCCTGGGCATGTTGTTGACACCCACTGATGTGAATCAATTTGACGCCGGTGACTTAAAAGGCGACATGGGTCGTAAGCCCAAGGCACTAACAGCCTTGGTGCGTAACTGTGTCAACATGTTTGGAGCACACAACATCGGCCTGGTTGCCACCAATCACACTTATGCCAGTCAAGACATGTTTGATCCCGACGACAAGATCAGCGGTGGACAGGGCTTTATCTATGCATCAAGCATTGTGGTTGCCATGAAAAAGCTCAAGCTCAAAGAAGACGAAGATGGCAACAAGATTTCAGAAGTCAAAGGTATTCGTGCCAGTTGCAAGATTATGAAAACACGCTATGCCAAACCGTTTGAATCAGTACAGGTCAAAATCCCATATGAAACAGGCATGAATCCTTATTCAGGACTGGTTGACTTGTTTGAAGGCAAGGGATTATTGCAAAAAGAAGGCAATAGTCTTAAATACACACTAACAGACGGCACAGTTATCAAACAGTTCCGTAAGGCCTGGGAACGCAACGATGATGGATCACTTGACAAAGTGATGACAGATTTTACTGCAAACCCACATCAAAAGGCAGCAACAGAACCTGTCACAGAAGAGGAAGCATAAATGAGTATCGAAGTTGATGTACTAAGTGAAACATATACTGTACTTAAACAGTATATTCCAGCCAAAGACCGACAAGAGGCAGCCGACAATCTAATGAGTATTCTAGTAGATTTATTAGGAGACATCGAACTCAAAGAGTTCAGTGGCACTGACAGCAATCTCAAGAAAGCTTTGAAAGAGTACGCCGGCGAAGAAGAAGACGAACCTTACGACTACGAAGATTAATTATGTGGTATAACCGGATTGTACAAAATCTAGGTGAAATACCAGACTTCATCAACTACTACGAAAATGAACTAGTAGAAGCCAAGCAGGATTGTGCAGTCAAAGGTCACCTTGAACGAAACATCGCAAACTTGCCCGGCATCACTGAGCATCGTTTTAATCAACTTCAGGAAATTGAAGCGGTACTAAACTTGCTCAATATACAGTTGAGAAAAATTCGCCGTAAACATTTTCAAAAATATTTAGAAGCATACGCACGAGCACTTACCAGTAGAGATGCCGAAAAGTATGTGGATGGCGAAGACGAAGTAATTGATTTTGAAACAATCATCAATGAAGTTGCACTGATACGCAACAAATGGTTGGGACTATTGAAAGGTCTTGAATCAAAGAACTTTATGATGGGTCATGTGGCTCGACTGCGTACAGCAGGCATGGAGGATGTTGTACTGTGACGGATTGGAAAGCTCGGGCAGATGAGTTGCTGGCAGAGTTTGACATGTGCTGTCGGGCTCGTCCTATGAACAACACCGTGGAAGTTCAAATAGTCAAGGATGTTGCAGGTAAATGGGCAGTGCATTTGAACAATCTACGAGCCTGGGGTTCGGAGTTGGAAATAGCCGAAGCCTGTCATCAGCTGGAGCCTAGATTGAAACAGCTCAAAGAAAAAATAGTATTAGAAGTATTAACCAAATGACACAATTTGCCAACTCACATCTAAGTCACGAACACAGTTTAGAAATACTAAATTTACTCTACGGCTATGATAGTTTTTTAGACAGTCTTACTATAGTTGCGGACATGGGCTGTGGTCCCGGGCTCGATGCCGAATGGTGGGCAACACTAGAGACCCGAGATGATCCACCCGAACCGCGTAATTACAAAGTGTATGCGGTTGATCGTAACTTGAAACAGGTCGACGAGAGCCTGCGAACAATAGAAAACATTGCTTGGATAGAAGGCGATTTTGAACAAGAATCCTTGTTGCCACAGCTGGTGGATTTGTTATGGTCGCACGATTCTTTTCAGTATGCTGTAAATCCAATGAATACCTTGGCTGTGTGGAATAGACAAATGAATGTGAATGGTATGTTGGTGATGGCCATACCACAAACAATCAACTATGCCTACAACAGATTGACTTTTAGAACATATCACCATTGTTACTACAACTACACTATTTCCAATCTAGTGTACATGTTGGCTGTAAATGGATTTGATTGCAGAGATGCATATTTTTATAAAAATGCACAAACTGATTGGATATATCTTGCAGTATACAAATCCACAGAGCCAATGGATCCAAGATCCACCAGCTGGTTTGATCTTGATGACAAAAAATTGCTACACCCAAGCGTTGTTGCCAGTTTAAATGCATACGGGCATGTTAGACAAGAAGACATAGTGTATCCGTGGCTGGACAAAGATTTCTACAGAGCCAAAACATGAAGATAGCAAACGGCGATAAATAACACTATGCGTGAATTCATCAACCTTATTGAACAATTAAACGAAAACGGATTACCGCCTGGGGTACTAGTAAACCAGCGTAACGGCACCAAGTATCTAGAGATACTGGTGGCCAAGATGCGAGCCAAACAACCATTAGCACTCAATCCTAGCGTTACAGCCAATTTTGGATTTGCCGCAACAGAAGCCTATGCTACCCCAGACTCTGTACAAGAGTGGGAAACTGCATTACAGCAGGCCAAACAGTCTCTTCTTGGCCTTGTACTACCTAAAAAAATCAATGTGACCTTTAAAGGACAAAAAGGTACATTTACAATTGCTCCTGGTAATTTGTTCAAGAGTTCAGACTACACAGGTCGCGAAACGGTGGGTGGCGGTGTAAGCAAAGACTACAATGCCGGACATCTTAACGAACTGATCATGGGCCTGGCTGTGACAGCCAAGTTCTTGAATCAAGGTAAACCCATCACCAACGAACAGTTGTTGGCCATGGCCAGCCACAGTGACACTGAAACCGTGATTGATGGCAAAACAAAAAAAGCCAAAGGCATTCGTTTTGTGCTAGAGCGTGTTGTCAAGTACGATGACCCCAGTACAAAGTCTGATCGTGTCAACTTGAGTGCGTTGATTCCCAATGCATCTGCACAGAGTTTTATTCGCCAAATGAATACCAACACACTGGGCGCCGATATCGTTGCCTTGTTTGCCAGTGCAATCAAATATGCCAACACCGCACCAACTGTGCGAACAGCCTGTGATGTTGCCCGCGAAGATCCCAACAACAACTTGATTGAAGTAATCGCGGATGGCACATCAAGTGCTACTTCAACCAAGGCTGACCTTACACTGAAGATTGATGGCAACTCACCTGAAAAAGCACAAAAGAACCTGCTGAGTCTAAAAACAACATCTAGCGATACCTTGGGACAAATTAGTGGTGTAAAATTTGAGAGCGTATTTTTGTGGTTTAAAACAAACTTTGGCATTGATGTGTCTCAGTACAAACAAGACTTTGATCCTGCGCTGGACAAAGAAGTAGTTTATCAAAATCTCATGAAACTGTATAATACTGTTTATCCTGCAATAGAAAAAGAAGTTGAGAATCAAAGTCCTAAAAAAGAAGCCGCGATTGTGAAACAGTTTGCGGCAGCCGCAAATTATTATGCACGAGGCGAAAACCTAGAGGATGTTGAAATTGTCAAACTAGATGACAGCATCAAAGAAGGCAATTACAAAATTCTTCGCTTCACTGACAACTTGTATGATGCCATGCGTTATTTGGATTTAGAAACACGATTCCTAAATCAAGGCAACAATAGAACAATTCAAGTTTGGGTCAAACCTGCCCCGGGTGTCAAAGTACCCAAAGGATCCAACCGTTTGTGTCAGTTCCGTACTACACGAACAGCAGGATACCCTCGCAACTATTTCGAATCAGGCCCTATGTTGGAAGCACTTACTGAAGTAACCATAGAGCCCACGGAGCCAGCAGTTGCACAGCCTAAAGACTTGGGCAGGCAACGCAGAGCTTGACATCTAAAGTCTCCTAGTGTATAATACATATTCGCGCTGATAGCTCAGTTGGTTAGAGCAAAGGACTCATAATCCTTTGGTCGTGGGTTCGAGTCCCTCTCGGCGTACCAAATTTCAATCAAGGTTACAATGTTAACATACATCATTACATTTTTTGCTGTGTTTGCAACCGACATACTTTATGTGTATTTCTTAAAGGCTGTGCAAAACGACCAATCAGTTAAGGCCAGTTTTTGGTCTGTGTTGGTCACACTGACAGGAACCATAACTGTGATCAGTTATACCGAAGATCATTGGGCTGTGATTCCGGCTCTAATAGGAGCATTTGTTGGCACTTATGCAGGCATGGCCTTGAGGCGAAGACAACAGGTAGAATGAAATCCTGGCGTTCGTTCAATGGATAGGACATGATTCTTCTAAAGTCATTATAGAGGTTCGATTCCTCTACGCCGGACCAAATATATGCAAACACTAGAACAAAATCCCAGACTAGGTTTTTACACCGTAGGTGATAAACGATTTTACAGCAAGCCACAGGCCTTGTTGGAAGCCACAGCCACTGGCCACTTTCCGCACTTTAACTTCAATAGAGAAGTTTACAGCCGGATAGATACTACTGTAGAACCTGCATTGAGTCTGCGCGAACTGTATCGTATGCGGGCTCGGCAACTACGAGATCGATACGATTATATTAGACTAGAGTTTTCGGGTGGTAGCGATTCAACAACGGTCTTGTATAGTTTTATCAATAACGGCATTCACATAGATGAAGTGGTGTTTCGTTATCCAGCACAAGGCGACAAGAATCTTGGACCTGATGCCAAGAACATGAAGGCCGAAAACACTCTCAGCGAGTGGCACTTTGCGGCCAAGCCCATCCTACAGAAACTGGCCATCAGTCATCCCACTATTAAGATTACCATGCATGACTTCAGTCAAAACATCTTGGACTATCGAGGTGATGAGTCGTGGGTAGAAAACGCTAGAGACTATCTGCATCCAGAACACACATTCAAACATGACCCGTTGGGCCTGGATGGACATAAACAATTGGCTGAATCGGGTAAGAGTATCTGTGTGCTGTACGGCATTGACAAGCCCAAGATCTGTATTCGTGATGGCCGTTGGTACCTGTACTTCTTGGACATACAGGCCAATCACAGTCAAGGTACTATTGGCCCTTATACCAACTTGACCACAGAATACTTTTACTGGCAACCCGACATCCCCGAATTGATCATCAAACAGGCACACACCATACGCAACTGGTTCCAACTGCCGCACACACGACATCTACAATTCTTGATGCGTTGGCCCAACCATAGTCCTGCACAACGCAATGCCTACGAACAAATTGCCCGTCCCTTGATCTACGAAGACTACAATCCTACCACTTGGCAAACAATGAAAAGCACCAACAACTTTTATTCAGAAATGGGCTGGTGGTTCTTTAAGAACTTTACAGAGACTCGCTTCTACGAAGTGTGGAAAGCCGGTGTGGCACACATGGTAGACCGGATTGATCCCAAGTTCTTTACTTACGAAATGGGACGACCTGTGGGCTTCACTGGCTTTATGGACACCTTTTACGACCTAGGTCCTGCTGACTTTGTCAACACTGATGCCATGTTGGATCTGATGCGCTAATGGATCAATTTGGTTTTTATCGTGTGGGCGATCAAAAATTCTACAGCAAGTTGGAAGCCGCACACGAACACGAGCGTTCAGGCCTACCGTTTCAATGGGACTTTAACGAAGCTGTCTACAGCAGTTACGACTGGCAATTGGAGCCTACAGAAACACTAGAAGAACTGTATCGTCAACGAGCACAGCAGATTCGCGATCGCTATGATTATCTTGTGCTGTGGTTCAGCGGCGGAGCTGACAGCAACAATGTGCTCAATTCTTTTATCAACAACAATATCAAACTGGATGAAGTGGCCAGTTATGTGAACTACGAAGCAACACACGATAAGACCAACTTCCTAAACGGAGAAATTTATCATGTGGCTCAACCCAAGATAGCGGCTGCTAGATTACAACAACCTGAGCTCAAACACACTGTGATAGATTTGGCCCAACAAACACTAGATCACTTTACAGCCAAAGAAACCAAATTTGATTGGATATACCATATGAATGGCTATCTCAATCCCAACAATGCGGCCAAGCAAGATATCAAATTGCGTGAAGCACACTGGCGTGACATGATTGCGGCCGGCAAACGGGTTGGCTTCATACACGGCATTGACAAACCGCGCATCACCGAAGTCAAGGGCAATTACTATTTTTGTTTTGTGGACATGGTGGATACTGCGGTAAGCGGGCAAGTACAGATGTTGAATCGTCCCTGGGACTTTGACGAAATGTTTTACTGGACACCCGACGCACCTAAAATTGTAATCAAACAGAGTCATGTTATCAAACGCTACATGACACATGCCACTGCCGCAACACCTTACATCACCACCGACACCAACAACATTGTGAGTCGAACCATCAACGGTGTCAAATACTTTTTAAGTGTGGACGGCATCAGTTATCTAATCTATCCGGGTTGGCATCCGGTACCATATCAAGCCAAAGCACCCAGCCTGTTCTTTACGCCTAGGGACGAGTGGTTTTTTAATTTGCCTGATTCGGATCCGGCTAAGTATTCATGGCGCACAGGGCTTGAACACATATGGCGTATCATGCCCGACAAGTGGAAAGAAAATCCTCAAGACATCCGGCGTGGATTCAAAAAGATGTCCAGCAAGGTTTATAATTTAGGATCATGAAAAAGTTAATTTTACTGTTGGCCATGTTGCTTGGCACAGCACAAGCCGAAACAATTCGTATTGTGGTGCCGTTTGCTCCTGGGGGCGCGGCAGACCAAGCCGCTCGTGTGGTAGAACGAGTGTTGACCACACATACACAGAACACGTATGTTGTAGAGTACCGTGCTGGCGCAGGTGGTGCCATAGGTGCCAATTATGTGGCAAAAAGTCGTGGATCTGACACAGTTTTGATGATTCACAGCCTGGCCTTGGTGGTAAACAGTCTACAGGCCGATGCCGCATACAGTTTAACAGAGTTTGAATCTGTTGCCACTTTGGGCACAGTACAGCTGGCCTTGATAACCAATCCCAAGAGCACGGTCAACACCATGCCCAAACTGCTGGCCATCCGAGAGCCGGTGTTCTTTGGCAGTAGTGGCAACGGTGCGGCCACACACATTGCCGGCGAACTGTTTGGCATCAACACCGGTATTACAATGACTCATGTACCTTATCGGGGTGAAGCCGCCGCATTAACAGACATACTCAGCAACAACATCAACTTGTTGTTTACTGGTGTGGGCGTGGCCCGAGACCAACCTGTGACAGTGTTGGCAGTGACCGGCATCAAAAGAAACCTGCTATTTCCCGATGCACCCACACTACAAGAACAGGGTATTCGTGGATTTGCAACCAGCCCCAATTGGTTGGTATTGTTGGCCAACCCAACAGCAGATCAGCGCACCTTGGCAGTGATTAGAGCCGCATTGAGTCGAGCTCTTGCAGAAGATCCAGATCTGTTTTCTCGGGCGGGTATTGACACTGATAGAAAAACTCTGTACAATACACAACAGTTCATAAATTCAGAACGACAGCGTGTACAAACAATTTTGTCCAAAATACAGACAAAGTAGTTGACACAAAGAGATAAATAAAATACAATAGAGACTATGATGCAAACTGTATTCTTACATTCACCAAAACACATGCCCCAGTCAGGCCTATCAGCCTATTGGTGTCTGTCTGCGAATGAGAGTAATGATCGCACAACAGAGATTAACAAGGGTCCAGGAGACACCGTGTAATTACATAGTAACTACAACAAATCCAGGACCCTAGGCTTAAAACACCTAGGGTTTTTTGTTTTAAGGAGCCG